TCTTCTCCTGGCACAGGTGCTTGACCTGTACCTATCTGTCCTCCCCCTGCTCCTGTTGGGTCTTGAACGTCTGCTCCTGCAGGGGCTGCTCCTCCTTCAGGTGGCTGTGGGGCTTGTTGTTGCTGTGGCATCTGCTCCTGAAACTTCTTAAATATCTCAGACTGTATCACAGCGTCTTGCAGACTATTTGTAACCTTATCAGGGTCAAGATCCATAGCCTTTGCAATCTCTCTAATTATATAATCCATCTTAGCAAACGGTGCTAGTGCAGGGTTTGACGCAACCTGTAGGAACTGCATAAGTCTTTGACTGCGCACTTCGTTTGCCATCAAACTTTCTGTTCCTTGTGCTTTGACTTCTAGGTCGCCCTTGATGTCAGGGTCGTAGTCAAACTGCATGTTAAAGCTAAAGAACGCTTTACCGATTGGTGCTAGTAGATAGTCATCGACATTCTTCACAACATTACGGATAGAACCGTTTGCTGCTGACATCAACATAGATATACCTGAGGCTGTACGTCCTACACCCTGTATACCTGTCTGTCCATGAGCAAAGCTTGGGAAGCCTGTACTCTCGTCTGCTAACACTCGTGCCTTGTCAAATAGTTGCATGTTCTCGCCAGCTACATTTGGAAACTTAGTACCAAAGATAGCTTGTCCTGGCGCACCCCCTTGTCTCCTAAATATTTTACCCGGATAGACAGATAAATCTTGACCTGGCACGAGGTTAGTCTCATCAACCTCCATGATCAAGTTACCACTCAATGCTGCGTTATCAATAGCCATACGCATAAAACCATTCATCAATGTCTGTGTATCGTCCATGTTTTCTGCAATACCCACACCAAAGAAGCTGTATGGGTTATGCTCGTAAGGGACAGCGTAGTAAGGTATACGCACAGGCTTAAATGGATTTAGCACCATTCGTAGCACATGACCTTGACATACCCATATATTACAGTTTATCTGCTCTACGTCAGCTAACTCTTCAGGTATCTCTACACCGTTCTCTTCTAATATGTCAGCGTCTACATATCCCCAAAACTCTAGGACTTCGTATCGCTCTGAATAATTCTCTATAGCGTAGTCCTTCATGTCATCTTCCCAATACTTCTTGTCATACTGAGCGCCCATATCTAGACACTCCTCAATAGACTCTGACCTAAAGTATGGTCTGTTTTTTAGATTACGCATTTGTGTTTTAGACAGCTTGTGTCTTTCTACACAATACTCTGCCTCATCCATGCTGTACGCATCAGGATCAGGATAGAAGTTCCACATAGATACGTGGCTCGTAGATGGTACTGTTTTAATTAAGGGATCATACTCTCCCTCTTCATTCCAATTAGGGTACTCTTTGTCTAGCGCAAAAGGACCTTTCATAATGCCTGTACCAAATAAAGCCATCTCAAATGCTGTGTTACGTAACTGTTTGTTTGCACCTGATTCTTCTAGCTGATCGTGTATCTTCTTTTCCATCTTCTTTGCAGCAATCATTGCAGGGTGAAAAGTTACAGTTGTATTCGTTGTACCTGCACCTTCTATTATTTTTTCTGATACTACACCTAGTTTATTCTCTGCTGCGCCAAGTCTGTTCTGTAAATCCTGTAGTGTTTCTCCTGGTTGTAGTTTTCCATTAGGCTTAAACAAAAAAGGCTCTGAAGGTTTATCTTCAAAAGCCTGTCGCAGTTCTTCTTGACCCTTTTCTGCATTAGGATCTATATTTATGTGTACCGACTCAGCTACACCGTCAGGTAGTTTCGTTGGGTTTACTGTCAAAGGAAAGTTATTATTACCAAAGAGTACGTCAATTATTTGACCATACGCTGCAAGTGTTTTTGTTTTAGTAACTTTTACAAACACCCTAGACTTTTCTGTTTCTGTGAACTGTACATCAGGTCCATACAATCCTCTGTAGTTCCTGTACGCCTTGAGCCATCGTTGTTCGTCTTGCTGTCTTACATCCTCTGCTCTTTTAAATCTGTTCTGTACAAAACTTACTACATCACCTTCTGATTTTATAGCAGGATCATTGTCCTGCATTGCTGTGACATCTGCTGTGTCAAATGCTACTTCGTTATCTTCTGCCATATTTAATACCCAAAGTTAGGATCAGCAATTTGAAAACCTGTTCGCTGATTTACAGGGTTGTAGTCCCATATGGAGCTACGTGGTCGTGTCATCACACCATAACGCAAAGCGTCATACATGTGATCCATACTATTTGTATCTACATCTTCGGAGTTCTTTTTGTCCAAAGGGAGACTAGGAAGTTGAGATATAAGGTTTGTGCAGTTATTAAATATAACAAGGCGTGGTTCATCGGTATGTTCATCGACTTGGAGTCTTCTGTGTAATTCGTTTTTTCCTGCAACTCTACTTCCTCTACTTCTATCTGATGGTCGCCACTTACAACCTCTTACTATCATCTGCTCTGCTAGGCTAGGACCAGTGTCGCCCCTTTTGTGCCATAGCGAACTATCTAAAACTCCGTACTGTATCGTACCATCGTCAGCTTCTAGCTCTAGTATCCTGTCAGCCAAGTCTACGGCTAGTACTTTTGACACCTGTAGCTCTCTGTATACAACAAGCTGTTCGGCAGGTGATACGGCTAACCATACTACAGCAGAGTAACTTCCATAACCGTAGTCACACGCTCTAAACTTTCTCCAACTAGAGGGTATCTTGAAAGGATCTACTACATGCTTCGTCCTATCAAACTCAGGAAACGCTGCACCTTCAGCTACATCCCAATTACCTTCTAGCAGTTGCCGTCTCTGATGCTCAGGCAAAGATAGTAGCATTGCCTCGTAGTCACCTGATTCAGCTAGATAAGGGTTATCAAACAAATTAGCAGGTATGAAACGTCTTCTAAATAAGGGTTCACCTTCTCTGCTATGTCCTTGTGGAAATTTAATAACATTACCTGTTTCTAACTCCGTTGCCCAAAAAGAATTATTGGGTGGTGAGGGATCTACAAACATCTTCTTTACCCATTGATGCCCTGCTCCCCCAGGGTTTGTCGTTGCTCTCATGTACAGTCCTAACGATTGATCTGCACTTCTAAGTCTTGATCGCATATAGTCCCAAGCGTAAGGTGTAGACCACTGCGTAAGTTCGTCAAAGCCTATCCAATTAAATGCCTGACCTTGGTAGCGCATTACGTCTAGGTCACGGTCTAGATAGGACATCCACAGTCTGCCCCCCTTAGGACTCGTCCACTGTGACTTTCGTTCTGACCACTTAATCCCTGGAATTGCTTTTGGATACAACTCCTGAGACTTCTGTATCAACTCTCTTAGCTCCTCCGTTGTGTGTCGAACTAACAGTCCACTGAAGTTAGGATTGTTTAGTCCTCTGAGTGGGTCAGCTAACATGGCAAATGATTTGCCTCCCCCTGCTGCTCCACCGTATAACACCTCTCGTTCTGACGAGGCTAAGAAATCTGTTTGAGGTCCATCGTTTGGTTTGAACAGAACATCCTGTTCCTGAACCTCTTGTGGTTTTATCTTTATTTCAGGCAGCTGTTCCTGCTGTTGTATAACTACCTGTTCTACTTGTTTCGGCTTTCTCGATTTCTTGGAGCGTCTTTTTGAGCCTTCTGGCAAGCTCCCTCTTAATCGTAGTTGATTTTTTACGTCTTCGTTCAACTTGTATTCTCTTCTTTAATCCTGCATGTGAGATGTAGCGTCCTGTTTCTTTACTGAGCCACGTTGCTACTTCTCTGTAACTGTACTGTTGTAGATGACTCTTTGCTTGTTCTAGCGCATCTAGTTCTTCTTTTATTGGCAGTAGAAAGTCTGCGTCTTCTGTATCTACTTCGTAACCAAATGGTATTGTTCTTGCAACTCTAGGTATCCTGCTCCACTCTTTAACTTCAACATCAGGTTTTGGGAGCGTCCAATATCCTAGATCGGTGTTATTCATTCGTCCCTTCTTTAGCAGGAAGAACAAACAATCCACCTGAAGACTCTACGTTTACCTTCTCTGTTTTAATTAGTCCTGCTCTATCCAACAAATCTTTTGC